ACGATTGAACCTTTATTGTTTATATGGGGATGCGTCTACAATACAACATCGGAGACTATAACGCATGTCAAAGCATACGCAAGAACAACAGTATAATAAAGAGATATTCGAGGAAGTCGATAAGAAGTTTTGGGAAAAGAATGAAAAAGAAAACCGATATTCCGAAGGTATTTTTAGTATAAATAAGAGTAAGAAATAGAACTAAAAGAGTAATAAAATGGCAATAACAAAAACAAGTGTATTAAGTGAAGTGGTGGTAACACCCGCAATGGATTCATCTGCGGCAGATACCTCAAATAATAAACACCCTGTAATACGAGTATCACATTTTGATACCTATACTGAAGACGGTGTAGAGGGTGTTGCGAAACACAGAAAAACAGAATTAAAGAAGTTTGTTGAGGATGGCGGTGCTGCTACTGATGTAAGTGGTGAGGATGCTCTCGTTCAAACAATAGCAACTGCTATTTGGAGTTAAGAAGTGGCAATAACAGTAACGCATCAGATACTAAGTACTGAATTGATTGATAAAACAGACCCTAGTTCAATTAATGCTGATGGGAGTGATAGTGACGAAAACGGATTAAAGCAAGCACATAAAACCATGAAGGTTACACTACAAAATGTTTTGTTTATTGGAACACCCGACTCAGATGATGTAGACCAAAGAAGAATGTCTACTATATTACATTTAAGAGAAGGTGCAGATAGTGCCGCAACAAACGCGATACTTGCAGAAGCAACAGCAGATATACAGACAAGAATGGACGCAGGAAATATACCTCGCGCATTAAGACTTATAAACGAAGGAAGATAAGAAATGGCGAAACCACAGTCAAGGAACCAACTGATAGACTATTGTCTTCGTAGGTTAGGTCACCCTGTTATCGAGATTAATATTGATGACGAACAGATAGAAGACCGACTTGACGATGCGTTACAGTTATGGATGGAATACAATAGTGAAGGTAGTTCAAGGATTGCTCAGTTTGTAGAGATAACAGAAGCGATGATCACTAATAAGTATATTGATTTAAATACGGCATTTGGTGGTGCATACAACGACAGAATACTGAGCGTAAATCGCGTGTTTCCTATTAACAGTACTACTTCTTCAGTAAACTTCTTTGACCTTAAATATCAAATGAGATTAAATGATATAAATGACCTACATACAGGTATCGGAGACCTCGCCTATCTTGAACAGATGGAACAGTATCTCTCCACTATTGATTTGAAATTAACAGGACATCCTCAAGTAAACTTTAATAGATTAGATGCTAAACTTTATATTCAAGGCGACCTCGGAGCAGGAGGAGAACTTGCTGTTGGAAATAAGATTATGGTAGAGATGTTTGTATCTACAGACCCATCACTTGCTAATGTATATAACAATATGTTTGTAAAAGAATATACAACCGCATTATTAAAACTGCAGTGGGGTGAAAACCTATCTAAGTTTAATGGTATTACACTTCCTGGAGGAGTAACGTTAGACGGTGGCAATATAAAACAAGACGCACAAAAAGAAATAGAAGCAATACGAGAAAGACTTATAGGAACATACGATACTCCTGTCAGTTTCTTTGTAGGATAAACAATGGCGACTAGTAAGTATTTCAAACACAACGTAAGGTCTGAGCAGTCACTCGTAGAAAGTCTAGTGATTGAGTCACTTCAGTTCTATGGACAAGACCTATACTATCTACCAAGAGAGATAGTCAACAAGGACAAAGTATTCCTTGATGATGTACCTTCACGATTTGGTGAAGCATACAAGATTGAGATGTATCTTGACGGTAATAAGTTTGAAGGAGACGGAGAACTCTTTGCTAAGTTCGGTATTGAAATAAGAGATACGGCAACCTTTGTTGTTTCCATAAAAAGATGGAGAGAATTAATTGGTCGTAAACTCACAGAGAATAACTTTAGACCTCGTGAAGGTGACTTGATTTATCTTCCTATGTCTAATACTATATTCCAGATAACCAAGTGTAACAACTATGACCCATTCTTCCAACTTGGTCAACTACCTACTTACAAATTATCGTGTGAGTTGTTTGAGTACAACGATGAGGACTTCGATACTAATATTGCAAACATAGATGTTGTTGAATCAGAAAGTGCGTTTCAATATAAACTAACCTTTGGCGGTGACTCTGCCTCTGGATTTATTATTGGCGAAACAGTAACACAAGAATTTAGTACATATTCTATGAAAGGTGAGATTACTCGTTGGAGTGATTCCGATAATGTTATGCATATTGCTCATGCAGGTTCAACGGATGGTACATTCAAAGAGTTTGGTACTACTAAACTTGTAACAGGGGCAACAAGTAATAAGTCCGCAACACCTACTCTTGTTGAAGAACTACAAAAGATACAAAGTGACTTTCAGAATAAAATCTTTGATGACTTTGAAGCAGACTTCTTAGATTTCTCAGAGAGTAACCCATTCGGAGATATGTCATAATGTTTGGTACTCATTTTTATCATAAGAGAGTTAGAACTGCGGTTTCCGTATTCGGTTCTCTATTTAATAATCTTCATGTTTTAAGAACAAATTCTTCTAATCAAGTTATATCTCAGGTTAAAGTTCCTTTGTCATATGCTAAGAAAAGAGACTTCTTATCCCGTATAGAGGATATAGGAACAGGCGAATCAGAATATAAACTTGCAATTAAATTACCACGTTTGTCGTTTGAAATTACTAGTATGACATATGATGCAACTCGTCAGTTACCAAAAGTAAATACAATGTCTAGAGCAATTCAAAATAGTGTTGTATCAAGACAGAGACTTTATTCTGCGACTCCTTATACTATAGGGTTTGCCCTTAACATATATGCTAAGAATCAAGACGATGCCCTTCAGGTTGTAGAACAAATACTCCCTTACTTCACACCACAATATACAGTGACAGTAAAACCTTTTGCTGATATACCTTCATTACTTGAGGATGTTCCGATAACATTATCTAGTGTTTCTATGAACGATGATCAAGGCACGCCATTAGGTTCACAAAGAACCATTGTATATACTCTAGCATTTGATATGGATATTCTTTTACATGGTCCAACTTCAACAGATGGACAGAAAATTATTCGTGATGTTCGTACAAACTATTTCTTACAGGGTGCGGACTCAGACCAATACCTACATACTACTAAGTTACTTCCTACACCTAATGGAGTGAGTGTTGATAGTGACTTTGGATTTACATTAACATATATGGATAGCGATGGATTGTAATGAGTGAAGAAAAAACTATTAAAGCGGATTATGAATATTCGCGTGATACATATTATGAGTTGATAGAAAAAGGTCGGGAGTCATTAGACTTGATGATTGAAGTTGCGCGTGAGAGTGAACACCCTCGTGCCTTTGAAGTCCTATCAAATATGATAAAAGGTATCGCAGATGTAAACGATAAGTTGATGGACTTGAACAAGAAGAACAAGGACATCAATAAAGAAGAGATTGTTCAGGATGCTAAAACAGTAACTAATAATCTTTTTGTGGGAACAACAACAGACCTACAGAGACTGATACAGAATGAAAGTAAAGTGATAGATGTTGAATCCGAAAAGTGACACCTACCTTGGCAATATTAATGTCAAACGTGATGGTGTCCAACATAATTTTACAGAAGAAGAAGTAAAAGAATACGTCAAGTGTTCTAAAAACCCTGTTTACTTCTGTAAGAAATATCTTAAAGTAATATCCCTTGACGATGGACTAGTCCCTTTCGACTTGTATCCATACCAAGAGAAGATGTTCGAACACTTCAATAATAATCGTTTTTCTGTCATACTTGCTTGTAGACAAAGTGGTAAGTCAATCAGTTCGGTTGGATACATATTATGGTATGCTTGTTTTCATAGTGAGAAAACTATTGCGGTACTCGCAAACAAAGGTGCAACAGCAAGGGAGATGTTAAGTAGGGTTACACTTATGTTGGAGAACTTACCATTCTTTCTTCAACCAGGATGTAAAGCACTCAACAAAGGTTCAATAGAATTTAGTAATAACTCTCGTATCATTGCGAGTGCTACGAGTGGTAGTTCTATTCGTGGTATGTCAGTGAACCTATTGTTCCTAGACGAATTTGCGTTT